CCACCAGCTCGCCCCGGCCGCCGAAGGTGAAGGCCTCGCAGATGGTTTTCCCGTTCCTACTCGCGGACCTCGAGCCACAGGCGTCGGCCGAGCGGCTGCGGGCGGAATACCTCGAGAAGCTCAGCGCGCCGCCTGTCGAGAAGGAGGAGGAGTGAGATGAGCACCACCTGCTCCACCTGTGGTGCCGAAGTCATCTGGGCGCGAACGGTCACCGGCAGGCTGATGCCCGTCGACCCGGAGCCGGTGCCAGGCGGCAACATCGAGTTGATTAAACCCAACGACCCGCGCGAGCCGCTCGAGGCCCACGTGGTCACGCCGTGGTTTGGCGAGAAGCGTCACGTCTCGCACTTCGTCGGGTGCCCTCAAGCCGACCAGCACCGAAGGGTGGGCGGCCGATGACCGTGAACGCGCAAGGGGTCGGCGTGGGCTCACCGATGTTCGGCTGTGTACTTTTGGTGTGGAGGCGGCGGTAGCGGCGATGACCTGCTGATCAGCGAAGGGGAGGATTTCGCGATGCGCGCAAGGACAATAAAGATTGCTTTCTGGAGAAGCGAAAGCATCGCGTGCCTGAGCGACGCGGCCAAGCTGCTCTATGTGGGGCTCTGGGGACTGGCCGACCGAGAGGGCAAGCTGAAGGACAAGCCGATTACCATCGGCTTCGAGGTGCGCCCATGGGACCCCATGGCTGTGCCGGCGCTCCTTGAGGAGTTGTTCGCGGCTCACCTAGTCATCCGCTACACGGCCGGGGGCGAGGGATATCTCTGGGTGCCGTCGCTTCCTAAGCACCAGAAATTCCACCCCAAGGAAAAGCCCGTCGGGTTCCCCGGGGTGGACTCACCGGACGCCGTGGTGCTGGCGGGGAGGCTCAAATTTCTCCCAGAGTTCACCAGTGGCTCATCGGCCCTAGATTCACCACGGCAGGCGGTTGGGGAGCACCCTGGAGCCATGAACGAGGCCCTAGGTTCACCCCAGCAGGTGGTCGGGGACAACCTAGGTTCACCCCAGCAGGTGGTCGGGGAGCACCTAGGTTCACCCCAGCAGGTGGTCGGGGAGCACCTAAAGTCCATGGAAGGCACCTCAGGTTCACCCCAGCAGGTGGTCGGGGAGCACCTAAAGTCCATGGAAGGCACCTCAGGTTCACCCCAGCAGGTGGCCAGCAAGCCTTTTCCTTCTTTTCCTTCTTTTCCTTCTTTGTCTTCTAAAGAGAAGGATCCGCCTGCCGGCGGAAAGCGGGCGAGCAAAAAGCGCTCGCCTCCCACCCCCCGCGAGAGCGACGAAATTTGTCAGGACTTTCTCGAGGTGACCGGAAAGGACTACGCCTGGGACGGCGGCCGTGACGGCAAGGCATTCGCCGCGTTGCGGCTGAGGGCCTCGATGGAAGAGATACGCGAGCGTTGGCAGCGCGGACTTTCAAACGTGAAAACCGGAATCTTTCCACAGATTTCCACCATCTCCGAGCTTCAGCGGTGGTGGAACAATCTCGCGGTCGCCCCGGTCGCCCCGATTGCACCCGGGCCGAGGCGTTCCGTGCCCGACATTCGGCGCTCACCCATTCCGGCAACCGAGGGCACCGGACCAATCACCGTGAAGGTCAGCGTTCTCTGACCATGCCAGAAACACCGCGCCAAATCGCCGCAATGCCGCCCGTACGCCACGAACGCAGGTCAACCCATGGCCAAGGCGCACCAGCGCCGTGGAACATTCATATGCCCGTGGAACACTCATGAAAGGGAGGGGTCGTGCCTGAACCCAAGACGAAAGAAGAACTCGAGGCGCGCAACAGGGAAATTGGGCGGCCTACTCCAAGGTATTTCACCCCGTCAGAGGTTGCGAGAGCCAACAAGTGGGACGCTCAACATCCGGCCGAAAAAGCCGAGTATCAGTCCAACATGGAAAGAATCAGGCAAATCGAAGCAGGCGAAGAAAGCGCAAGAATATCGGCCAAAGCAACAGCAGGCGCCATGGCTGCTCTCGCCTGGTCCGGAGCCAGCGAGCACCTTCTTGAGGCATCTAAGAACCCGTGGCCTACGGCGGCAAACGCCGCAGTCAAACAATTGATGGCTCGACCCAGGCCCGAGAGGCCGTGGATGCTGGTGATGCATGGTCCCGTGGGGACCGGGAAAACAGCGGCGGGGTACCTCGCCATGCGACTTGCTGCGGCGGAGGGCGCGACCGTGGCAGTGCGCACGGTGTGCGCGGTCATGCGGCTCAGCTCCTTTGGGCAGGGGTCCGAGGGAGTTGAGTTTCTTCAGCGGGTGGAATTGCTGTTGCTGGATGACCTGGGCGTCGAACTGCTCACCGAATGGGGTCGGAGCGTGCTCGACGATATCTTGGTTGCCCGCTACGAGGCCCGCTCTGGGGTCCGCGGCAGAAGGACGGTAATCACTTCAAATCTTGACCTGCCACACCTACGAGAGCGCCTCGGGCCGCGCGTCATGGATCGCATTTCTGATGGCGGCCTAGTGTTGGAGGTCAACGGCGAATCGCTACGCAAGACAGGCAAGCCCCGCGCATGACCAGTCCGCAAAACGAGACGGGTCATAAGTGACCCACCCATCGAAAGGCGCAATCATGCGCCATGACCACGGCAACGGCGGACACCTCGAAGGTCATCGCCAGCGTGGAGTGGGCCACGAGCCTGCCCAGCGCGGCGAACTTGAGGGAAAACCACTTCGCCCGGCACCGGAGGGTCAAAGCCCAGCGACTCACGGCGCTCCAGATGCTCCTAGCAAACGCCGGCAGACCACCTGTGCTGGGCCATGGCTCGCTCGTTCACGTGACGCTCACGCGCATCGCCCCTCGCATGCTCGATGACCACGACAACCTCAGGATGGCCTTCAAGGCCCAGGTCGATTCGGTGGCCCAGTGGCTTGGGCTGCGCAGCGACCGTGACCCGCGCATCGCGTTTTCGTTCGCTCAGGAAAAGTCTAGGTTCGCCAGCATCAGAATCGAAATCACGAGGGTCGCATGAGCATCGGGTCAGCCTGCCGCGCGCCGTACTGCGACGACGCCGCCGAACCGGGCAGCGACCTCTGCCGGGCTCACGGCCGAAGACCCGACGAACTCAGGGCCCATGCGAAACCCGAGCGTCATCACGGGGTGCCGCACCACAAGCGCTCATTTTATTTCCCCGAGACGATGTTCCAGGAGATGCACGCCGACGCGATTCGCCTCGACAGGAGTTTGAGTTGGGTGGTCCGCAAGGCGTGGGAGCTGGCGAAGGTGAGGCTCGCTGCCATTCCTGAGATTGAAGCATTCATGCGCGAGGGGGAACCGAAGTGACGAACGAAGAGACCGCAGTGAACGGCGGTGAGGTGGCGACGCAACCGGCGCCACCCTCGAGGCCACCAGTCGAAGGCGTGTTGGCTGAAATCTGCACGCACCTGATGGACCTCGATGCCTCGCTCAAGCGCGTGCACGAGCGGGTTGCCGCGAGCGCCACCGGCGCCGAACTCGAGCTGGCGGGCCACGAACAGCAAGAGCGCTTCGACACCATCGGCGAGCGGCTCGAGCACATCGAGCGCGCCATCGAGCGGCTGGCGAACGCGCTGCTGACCAAGAAGGAAACGCCGCCCGTGAAGCCAGCGAAGAGGGCGAGGGCCAAGCCGAAGAAGCCAGCGCGCAAGAGGGCCTGGTGAGCGAGCGGTCGAGGCTGGAGTGGGTGCGCTGCGCTCTTTGCGATTCGCTGCGTCCTGCTGAGTGGCTCAAGCGGTCCGCCGAAAAGAGTTGGGTGTGTCTCGATGCCCGGGTTTGCGGCCGGCTCCGAGCGACGCGGCCGTTCAAGGGTCTGGAAAAGTTTTTGGTGGTGTCCGAGGCCCGCACTCGAGGCATCAGCGGAGTTGGGAAGTGAAGTGGGGGTTCGGCCTACCGGGGCGGCGATGAGATACCCCCACTTCGTCGATGCGGTGGAATCGCTACTCCGACACCGGGGGCTCATCGACAGCCACGGCAAGCTGCAGCTCGATACCCGGCAACTGGTGGCGGCGATGTTCGAGGAGCTGTTGCGTGCGATTCGCGAGGATTCCCGCATCGTCATCCCGGGCTTCGGGGTGTTCTATGTCTGCGAGCGCACGGGCCGCCGGGTTCGCCCGTTCGGCCGAAAGAAGGTGGTTGAGCTACCGCCGCACTGGTACGTCGCGTTTCGCAGCGGCAAGCGCACCCGTGGCAGGTTGGAGCTGGAGGTGCGGCGGTGAGGTCATTCTCGAATTCCGGTCCAACTCGCCTCGAGTTGCTGGCCGTACTGCGCGCACCCATCCGCCACGAAGCACTCCAGCAGCTCGGCGGTCTCGCCCTTGTCGCAGCTGTTCGTGCGCCACCTGTGTCGCCTGAGGTGATCAGCCGAGGCCCTCAGCTCCTTATCGGCCTCAATCAGTTGCTCAGCCGCATCATTGAGCGCCACCTTGTCGACAACACCCACCAGCTTCGCCTTTTTTTTCTCGTGGGCGATCGCCTCGGTTGCCTCTGCCTTCAGCTGCTTCTGCCAACAAATGTACGCCGACAGGACCGCCAGCTGCTCTTCCGGGGTGCGCGCGAGTTCCATGGACTTGGCGTGTGCCGCCTCCGCGGCCGCAAGAGCCCTCGTGCCTTCCTCTGCTGCCTTCTGCCTCGCTTGCCGGTCTTCCTCGACTCTGGCCACGCGTTCGCGCTCGCGCCGCAGGCAACGCGTTACGTGTTCTTGCCAGGCGGCAATGTGTCCATGGTCTTTCACTTCGATGCTCGTGGCGAGGTGCCTCAACTCCACGGCGCAGACCTCGCGCTCTCGAGGCGTGAGGTCTTCGGTCGACGGGGACTGAGCCAGCACCAGGGTCATGATGATCAACAGGTTCATGCCCACCAACATCCCCCACCCCGGCCAGTCCCCGCAGCTGCGCGCCGGTTCCGGTGCGGCGGCGTAGTTGGCGCGTCACCGGGTGTGTCTCGCCCCGGGTCGGCGTTACCCTTGGGGCGAGGTGCATATGACCGCTCAGAACAGCGGAGCTGAGCGGAAGCGGAAGATGCCCAAGGGCCGCCCGTTCAAGCCCGGAACTTCAGGCAATCCAGGTGGGCGACCGAAGGAAGCTCACGAGGTCATCGAGGCCTTCAGGGCCGGCGGCCTCGAGTACGTGAAGCTTGCCAAGAAGTACGCGCGCAAGGGCAACATGCGGGCGCTCGAAGTCGCCCTCGCCTACGCCTACGGAAAGCCCCCACAGAACATCCAGTTGACCGGCATGGGCGGTGGGCCAGTGCTGGTCGGCGTCAACCTCTCCGGGCTCCCGAAGGAGAGGCTCAATGACCTCGAGCAAATCCTCAATCCTCTCTCGGCTGGCGAAGTACCAGATACCAACGCTGGCAGAGGTACAGAAGGAGCAAGCGCGCCGAAGCCTGATGCGCTTCATCCCGTGGGTGACGCCGGCGTACAGCGCCCCGCTGCACCTGGCGCCGATGGTGAACCGCCTGGAGAGGATGCTCGCAGGTGAGCGACAGCGGCTCGTGGTCCACACGCCGCCGCGTCACGGGAAAAGTGAATCCCTGCTCGCGTTCATCGCATGGGCCCTGTGGAACAGACCCAGCATGCAACTGAGCTACTCGAGCTACGACGCGGGAATCACCCGCTCAAAGTCACGGGTGGCCCTCGGTCTGGTGCGGCGACTCGGGGTGACCCTGGCCTCGGAGAACATCACCGAGTGGCGCACGCCGGAGCGCGGCGGCCTTCTGGCCAAGTCGGTCACCGAGGGCATCACCGGTCAGGGCATCGAGCTGGGCGTCATCGATGACCCGGTGAAGGGCAGGCTCCAGGCCGAGTCGAAGGTCTACCGGGACCGCGCCAAGGAGTGGGTAAAGAACGATTTCCTCACTCGTCTCGAGCCCAACGCTTCCGCAATCTGCCTCATGACCCGATGGCACCCTGACGACCTCTCCGGCTACCTCATCAACGAGAAGGGTTGGGAGTTCCTCTGCCTGCCGGCAATCAGCCCCGAGGGCGCCGCGCTGTGGCCCGAGCGGTGGCCACTCTCCGAGCTGCAGCTGCGCCGGAGCGAGGTCGGCGCGTACGTCTGGGAGTCGCTGTACCAGGGGGCACCGCGGCCTCGTGGTGGCGCCGTCTTCGGCGATGCCTGGCTCTACACGGTGCTACCCCAGAGCTTCCGCGTGGCCATCGGCATTGACCTCGCCTACTCGAAGAAGACCGCGAGTGACTACTCTGTGGCGGTGGTGATGCTCGAGGCGAACGGCTACTACTTCATCGCCGACGTGGTGCGGGCTCAGGTGCGAGCGCCGCAGTTCGGCGAGCTGGTGAAGCAGCTGCTGCTGCGCTACCCCACCGCGCGCGTTCGCTGGTACGCCGCGGGCACCGAGCAGGGCAGCGCCGACTTCATGCGAGAGGCAGGCATCCCCAGGCTCGAGACGTTGCCGCCGAAGGGCGACAAGTTCGTGCGAGCCATCCCCTACGCCGCGGCATGGAACGCGCACCGCGTGCTCGTGCCCGACAGCGACGGGCTCACCGTGCCGTGGCTGGCGCCGTTCCTCGAAGAGCACGCGAGCTTTACCGGCACCAATGACGACTACGATGACCAGGTGGACGCGGCCGACACCGCCTTCGACTTGCTTGCAGACAAGGCGCCAAGCTACGCCGGACTGCCAGAGAGAACGATGGACAGGCGCGATGGCCAAGATGGAAGGCGGCGGATGTGACCGAGGAGCAACTGAAGACAATGGTGGAGCAGAGTGCCGACCTGACCCCTGCAGAGCGATTGCAGGTCATGGACATCGCCAGAAAGCTGAAGCGCACCGGTCCAACAACGCGTGAGCAGCGAGCGGCGGAAATGGCCGACCCCGAACGCATGGCCCAGGAGGCCGAGATTGTAGAGACCGTGCGCCGCACCAAGGGCGATACCGCCGCCGCCATCATGGCCAACATCGTGAAGCGTCTTCGAGAGCAGTACATCGAAGGATGCTCAGCCGATGAACGTTCGGCGCTGCTGGCCACCTTGCCGCCGCTGCCATGACCGACTCGCTGGTTGTGCACGTCACCCTCGAAGCGTTGGTCTTCGTGGGCGGTGGCCCGTATGACCCGGTGACCCAACACCTGAACACCGGGTGCGGCCTGTGCACCCTGGAGTTGGCGTCCGGCAAACAGATCTTCGGCTCGGAGTGCGCGGCACACCTGCTTCGCAACACGACGCCGATGCCGTCGTGGGTTCCGAAGCCCAGTTGCCCAACCTGCTGCGTGCTGCTCGACAGGGCGCTCGAGGGTCGGGGCTTTCCGCTGACTCCCCGCTGACTCCCCGCGGCTGACCTGTGGACCCTCGCACCTGCCGCGCTCGCAAGTAACCCCGCTCGAGTTGTACGGTGCCACCCATGCTCGACTCGCCACGCTACCGCCAGGCCAGGGAGCTTCCGGGGTATTCATGGAGTGAGTGGGACAGCATCTCCCTCGTGAAGTCGGCGCTGCGCGACCTGGAGCAAGGCCAGTTCGACCGGGCCGCTCAGGTGGTCGACGCGATGTTGCGCGATGACCGCATTGAGGGCTGCACCTCGACCCGCACCGACGCAATCAGCTCGCTCCCCTTCCACTTCGAGCCCGGCAAGGGCCGCCTTGGCAACCAGGTCGCCAAGCGCGCGGGTGAGTTGTTCGAGCAGCTCTTTCCCGATGCGGCACTCTCCGAGCTGCAGCGCTGGGGCCTGCTCTTGGGCGCGGCACCGGCGCAACTGCTGTGGGCAGCCATCGACAAAGAGTGGGTGCCACAGCTGCAGGTCTGGCACCCGCGCTACCTCTCGTGGCGCCTCGATACCTCGACCTTCTGGCTCAACACCCAAGACAGCCCGATTGAGATTCAGCCCGGCAACGGGCAATGGGTGCTCTTCACGCCCCGTGGCTCAAACCGGGCGTGGATGGCTGGCAAGGTGCGCTCGCTGTACGTGCCCTGGTTGCTCCGGCAGTGGAGTCAGCGCGATTGGGGCCGGTGGAGCGAGGTCAACGGCACTCCCACCAAGCTGGCCCATGTTCCGGTGGGCGCTCAGGCCGATGACGTAAAGCGCTTCATCGAAGAGCTGGCCAGCATCGGCGCCGAGTCGACCATTCGGCTCCCTCAGGATGCGGCGGGCAACAAGTTCGAGGTGTCGCTGCTCGAGGCCGGCGGCATTGGCTGGGACGGCTTCAAGAACCTGCTCGACAAGCAAGAGACGAACATCGCGGTGGACCTGCTGGGTCAGAACCTCACCACCGAGGTGAAGGGTGGCAGCTACGCGGCGGCATCGGTGCACGGCACCATCCGCAACGACTTGCTGCGCTCCGACGCCGACGTGCTCGGCGATTGCCTCTACTCGCAGGTGCTGCGCCCGTGGGCGGCGTTCAACTACGGCGACCCGGAAGTAGCCCCGCACCCTTGCTGGCAGACCGAGCCGCCCGAGGACAAGAAGGCTTCTGGCGAGGCCCTGGCGGCCTTCGGTGCCGCCGTCACCGCGTGTCTCAAGGCCGGCGTGCGCGTCGACGTGCTGGCCCTTAGCGAGCGCTTCGCCATTCCGTTGCCCGCCGCCACCGGCTACCTCTCGAAGCAGCTGGTGCCCATCGACGTCGAGCTTGTGAAGGCTCAGGTGGCCACGCCAAACGAGCTGCGCGCTGGCCTTGGCCTTGAGCCCATCGAGGGCGGTGACGAGCTGGTGAAGCCGGCGGCGCCCGTTCCGCCCGGAGCACCGGGGGCGCCTGGTGGTGGCGACGTCAAGCCGCCGCCGCCACCGGCGCCGCAGTTGCACGACAAGGGCACGGCGCTGCCTCCCATTCCGAAGGCGGTGGTGCGCGGGCAGCTGTACGCCGATGGCCTGGCGCTCAGCGGCGTGGAGCACGGCGCCAAGGCGCTGGGAGCCGACTTCGCCGCACTGCTCGAGGTGATTCAGGCGGCTACCGACTACGAGGACCTGCACGCGCGCATCGTGAAGGCGTACCGGCACATGAGCGCGGACAACTTGGCAGAGGTGCTGGCGAAGACGCTGGAGCTTGCCGAGTTGAGCGGCCGGTGGGCGGCCAAGAAGGAGCTGTGATGCTGGCCTGGCTGGTGCGGCTGCTGTTCGGCGAGCGACCACGGGTGGCAACCTGGCCGCGTGGGAATGTCGGTTATCAACCGTCATTCGCGGCGCCGGAAAACCCCAGGCCCCCGCAGGGTGGCTCGGGGCTGGTGGAAATCAGACCGGGGCTCTTCGTCACGGCTGATGGCTCCAAGTCGATCTTCGCGCCAAGACCACCCCTGACCAGCGCTCCCGGCTCGGACCCCATCAGCATTCCCGTGATGGGCCCGGGCAAGGACAGCACCCGGTGAACAACGCGCTGGTCCTCTTTACGGCGGCGCTCGTCACGGTGCTGGCAATCGACGCGCTGATTGACCTGGTGGCCTGGTTGCTGGCCTGGAAGCGGGGCACCCGTGGCCGGCAATGAGCCTCCCAGCGATGACCTGAGGGACTTCGACGACACCCGGGAGTTCTTCGAGGAGGAGTTGGACCTCGCCGACAAGATGGTGAAGGCCATTCGAAAGCGCGCGAGCAAGCACGCCTTCAAGGTGGCCGGCGTCACTCAGCTGAGGGTGGCGAATCAGGTGCTCGACGAACTCAAGCGCGCGGTCGATGAGGGCACCACCCTCGAAGACTTCAAGGCGGCGGTGGGCGACAAGCTGCTCGAGCAGTGGAAGGGCTCCGTGGCGAATCCGAGCGCGAGGCTCGAGACAATTTTTAGAACTTCGACCCAAACGGCGTACTCGGCAGGCCGCATCCGCCAACTCTCCGAGCCCGACACGCTCGAGGTGCGCCCGTTCTGGCGCTTCACCGCGATTCTCGACTTGCGCGTGAGCGACATTTGCCGAGCTTGCGACGGCACGGTGATGCCCGCGAAGTCGGCCTGGTGGTCCACGCATCAACCCCCCTTGCATCACCGCTGCAGGTCGACCATCACCAGCCTCACCGCCGACCAGGGCGAGGGGAAGGTCAGCAAGACCCCTCCAGACGCCACCCCCGACACGGGCTTCGGCAATGTTTCGGAGGCTGACCTGTGGGTTCCTGATTTGAGTGGTATCGACGCCTCATTGCGCGTGGTGTTTCGTACCAAGACGTGAGCGCGCTCCGCGGTCAGACGTTGGTGAAGCTCGACCTCAACGCCAAGGGCGAGCCGCCGTCAGAGTTCCGCATCTTCGCCGCAGGCGCCAACCGCACCACGAGGGGTACCTTCGAGTTCTCATCGAAGGCGGCAGAGTCGGTGATGGCCGCGGCCGCCGATTACGCCAATGACTACCCGGTGGACTACGCGCACGCGATGTTCAGCAGCGGTGGCCTGTTCGGCTCGCCGGACCCCGCTGCTGCTGGCGCGGCCGCTGGGTGGTTCAAGCCGGTTGTTCGCGAGGGCGCGCTTTACGCCACCGAGTGCAGCTGGACGCCACGCGCCGCGAAGATGCTGGCAGACCGCGAGTACCGCTACACCTCGCCCGCGTTCCTTCACGCCGAAGACGGCACCATCACCGAGCTGCTCAACGTCGCGCTCACCAATGTGCCCGCCGGCAAAGGCATCACGCCGCTGATGGCCGACCAACTTCCCAGACCGGAGACGATGCCCATGAAAGGCCTGCTTGCCCTGTTGTCGCTCAAAGCCGATGCCACCGAGGCCGACGCGGTGGTGGCCCTCAACTCCATCGTCTCCGACCGGGCCGCGCTGCTCTCCGAGATTGGCGTGGCCACCGTGAGCGAGGCCAAGGGCCGCATCACGGGCCTGAAGCTCGAGGCAGACAAGGCGGTGGCGCTGGCCAAGCAATTGGGCGAGCTGGTGACCGCCTCTCGCAAGGGCGAGGTTGCCGCGATGCTGGCCAAGGCCGTTGAGGAAAAGAAGGTGGCCCCGGCGGAGCTCGAGCTGCTCACCAAGCTCGGTGAGCGCGACCCGGCTGAACTCAAGGGCATGCTCGACGTGCGCAGCCCGATGCTCAACCCGCCCAGCCTGCCGCCCAACGGTGGCGGTACCGGCATGGTGGCTGGCCTCACCCGCGAAGAGCGCGAGGTGGCCGAGCTGATGGGCGTCAACCTCGAGGCGCTGGCCAAGTCGAAGGTCACCGCGAAGAGCACCATCCCCGCACCTGCCCCAGCCGCCTGAACGCCACCCGTAGCCCAGACCTCTTTCACAGGAGCACGACATGACCGCCCTGGCAGCTCCGCGCGACACCCCGAGGCTCGGCGATGAGGCCCTTCCTCAGCTGTGGAAGCTCCCCATCGACGCCAGCGTGAAAATCTACGCGGGCAGCATGTGCGTCATCAACGCCGGGTACGTGCGGCCCGCCCGCGCCTCCACCACCGACCTCTCCGCGGGTGTCGCGCGGCAGACCTACGACAACAGCTCGGGCTCGGCCGGCGCCTTCTATGTCGAGGTCCGCCGCGGGGTGTTCGGCTTCGGCAACTCCGCTAGCACCGACGCCATCGCTCAGGCCGACGTGGGGAAGGTCTGCTACTTCGTCGATGACCAGACCGTGGCGAAGACTGACGGCACCGGCACTCGCTCAATCGCCGGCCGCATCATGTCGGTGAGCGAGGGCGACTCCCTCGTCTACGTGCAGCTCGGCGCATTGGTCTGACCCTTGTCACCGGCGCCTTGAAAGGAACCTCCCATGGTCATCACCCCCCAGAGCATCGACGCAATCTTCTACAACCTGAACACGGTCTACCAGGGCGGCTACAGCGCGGCCGACACCTGGTACGAGAAGGTCGCGACCAAGGTGCCTAGCTCCGGCCGGGAGAATCGATACGCCTGGTGGAAGCTGATTCCCCGCTTCCGCGAGTGGATTGGTGAACGGAAGTTCAACAACCTCACGATGCGCGGGTACTCGCTCATCAACAAGAAGTACGAGCTGAGCCTTGCTGTGCAGCGCATCGACATCGAAGACAACCAGCTCGCTGATGCCGGGATGGCTGCTAAGTCGATTGGCGAGCAGGCCAAGCGGCTGCCTGATGACCTGGTGGCCTCGGCGCTCCAGAGCGGGGCCACCTCGCTGGCCTTCGACGGGCAGTCTTTCTTCAACACCTCGCACCCGGTCGATAGCGATGTCAGCTCGCTTGGCACCTACGCGAACCGGTTCACCAGCAAGGCGCTCACCCCGGCCAACTACCAGGACGTGCGCCAGAAGATGGGCGCGTTCAAGGGTGAGGACAATCGCCCGATGCGGGTGCGGCCCAACCTGCTCATCGTCGACCCGTCGAACGAGATGACGGCGCGCCAGATTCTCCAGGCCGACTACATCGCGCCCGTTGGGGCCTTCGGCATCAACGCCGCAGGCGGGTGGCAGAAGAACCTGCTGACTGGCACCGCCGAGCTGCTCGTGGTGCCTGAGCTTGGGAACGAGGCCGGTACCTGGTACCTGGCCGACACCACCAAGGGCATCAAGCCGCTCATTTACCAGGAGCGCAAAGCGCCGGTGCTCGCCCAGATGGTCGACAACAGCAGCCCGAACGTCTTCCTGCGGGATGAGTACCTGTGGGGCGCCGATGCCCGCGGGGCTGTCGGCTACACCCTGCCGTTCCTGATGAGCCGCTGCGAGCCGTAACGCCTTCACCCCTCAACGCCGGAGAGAACCGCCATGGATGAGACCGCGGGAAAGAGTGCTGAGCCGCCCAAGGCGATCACCCCCAACGCGCTGGGGCATGGCGAGGGCCCCGGAGGCGCCGGCAAGCGGGTGCGCGTCACGGTGCGCTGTCCCGTCCGGCCAGACTTCAACGGCGGCGCCTTCCCGGGCTACTGGTGCGCTGGCGTGCACTTCGCATCCGGGGAGTCGACGCAGGAAATCGACGCTGAGCGGCTGCAAGACATCAAAGACGACACCACCATCACGCTGGTGAAGGTGGAGGAACTCGACGGCTCGAGCGCCGCTCCCGACACGAGCACGAGCACGAGCATCAGCACCAAGGGCGCCACGAGCCCCAAAGCGGGCTTCGGTGAGCCGGGGGTCACCACTGAGATGAACTCCGGGGCCAAGGCGATGGGCCATGACGACCCGAAGGAACTCAAAGACGGGCCCGGCAAGCCGCCGAAGTCCTCGAAGTACTGAACGCGCTGGTGAGGAAGGGAGGCGAGCGTGGCTGGAACCATCTATGCGACCAGTGCCGACCTTCGCCTCCCCGATGCGGTGAAGGCGAGCATTGGCACCACCAACATCGACGCCGCCCTCGCCGAGGCCAGCTCGCTCATTGACTCGTACATCGGCAAGCAGTTCGACCTGCCGCTCTCAGCCGTGCCGCTGGAGGTCAAGAGCGCCGCATGCAACCTGGCGGCCTTCATGGCGCTGCAAGGCCGCGGCTTCAACCCCGGCTCGGTCGACGCCGAAACGCTCCGAATGTCTTTCGAGGATGCTCGCAGTTGGCTGCGAGACGTCTCCACCGGCAAGGCCACCCTCGCCTACCCCGCTGGCATCGACGTTGAGGGCACCAATCCCCAGAGCACCCCGTTCGTCTACTCGCCGGCTCAAGGGAGCATCGGGCTGTCTGGTGGCGGCTTCCGTGGCAAAGACACCGACGCCAGCGTTTCGGTTGGCACTGTCGGCCGCCCGCGCTCAAGGGGGTGGTGAATGCTCAACGGCGACTACGCGAAGCTCCGCGAGGTCATCCGGCGCGCCCATTCACTGGCCGGGGGCAAGTGGAAGCGCGGCGTGACCAAGCAGATGTCAGAGGAGACCGTGGAGTTGGTGCGCCACGGGTTCGCCACCTCGACCGCCCCAGATGGCTCGAAGTGGGCGCCAGTGAGGCGCAAGGGCTTTCCGCTGCTCGACTCCGGGCGGCTGCGCGCCTCAATCCTGAGGGCCAGCAACGACGCCGGCTACAGCGTCTTCACCAACGTGGTGTACGCGCGCCGGCAGAACTACGGCGGCGGCGGCATCAGGGCCCGCGCCTTCTTTCCGCCCAACGGCACCTGCCCGCCCGCGTGGGCGTATCGGCTGCACAGGGTCGCCAGGACGTATGTGGACCTGGTGGCAGCGGGCCAGGTGCGGCCTTGATTGCCGACGTTTTCACCGCCGTGAGCGCCGCAAGCATCTTGAGCGGCGTCACCTCCAAGATTGGCGGCGAGTTCCTCGACGAGCACGCGGTGGCCCCGCGGATGGTCTGGACGCTGACCCATGACGGCTTCGCCAGCGGCAAGCGGCAGACCGGGGCCAACGCCAAGAGCCCGCGCAGCACCGGCACCAGGCAGGCCGGGGTGCGGATCCGCGTGTGGGGCAAGGCGAGCGTGAGCAACCCAACCTCGGTCGACGAGGTGCGCTCGACCGAGGACCTGGTGCGCCGGCTGCTCTCGGCGGTGCATGAGAAGGCTTACGGCAACTACGAGGTGGGCTCCGTCGACTGGCTCGGCGGCGATGGTGCGGAGCTGCTCCAGTACGGCCGCGGCTGCGACGTGCATCTCACCTTCGAGATTCCCATCTACCGGACTGCGACCGAGGCCGGAGAGACCACCGCACCCATCAACACCGCCACCCAACTCGGTGACATCGACTTCACGGGAGTGCCGACCTCATGAAACCTTCGCCCACCGACAAAGAGCCCATCACCCTGGGGCCCACCACGACTCCGGCCAACGCCCCACCGCTGCCCAGTTGGCTCGGGGAGCCAGCCAAGGCGATTCCCGACCCGGCCGCAACCCCCTTCGTGGAGTCGAGGCAGCTGCTCGAGCCCTTCGAGGCCATCGCCGCGCGCAAGGGCACGCCGCCTTGGCACCTTGGCGCGGTGAAGGCGATGAACGGTTGGGCGCAGGGTCGCGAGGTGAGCGAGGCGGAGTTCGACGCGGCCTGTGAGCGGGCGCTTGGCGCACAGATGAACCCGACTTGAAAGGAAGGCCATGTCCCTCCCTAGCGCGAACCTCACCATCAAGGAGTACGGGCTCGGGCTCGTGCCGCAGAACACCTCCGGCGTGCTGGCCCTCATCGGCACCAGCTCGGCGGGCAACGCCAACGAGGTGAACGGCTACGGCACCGTCAAGGCGCTGCAAGACGCGCTGGGCAGCGGCCCCTTGGTCGAAGCGGCCGCGCTGGTCATCGACGCTGGTGGCGGACCCGTCATCGCGGTGAAGGCCACCAGCGGCACCGCGGGCTCGGTCGGCTCCATCACCCCCACCGGCACGGGCACCTCAGTGATGACCATCACTGGCGCGCCGCTCGACAGCTACCTGCTCAAGGTGCTGGTGACGGGTGCGGCCGCGGCGATCACCTCCGGCCTGGGTACCTTCAAGGTGTCGCTCGACGGCGGCCTCACCTACGGCTCTGAGCTGGCCCTGCCCACCGCCGGCTCGTACCTGGTGCCCAACACGGGCTTAACCCTGGTGTTCGCGGCTGGGACCCTCGTGGTCGGCGACACCTACGCGGCGACCGCGGTCGCGCCGTCGTACACGCTGGGCAACTTCAACACCGCGATGACCGCGCTGCTGGCCGACCCGCGCACCTGGTACGGCGTGCACGCGGTTGGAGTGCCGGCCGACACCAGCGCGGCGGCTGCCATCTTCGGGGCGCTCGACGGGTACATGATTACCGCGGCCGCGGCCTACCGGTACGCCCGTGCCTTCATGAACGCGCCCGACCAGGCCGACAGCGCGAACATCGCCGCCTTCTCTGCCCTGGCCTCCACCGGTGGCCGGGTGGTGGTCGGCGGCGGGTTCGCCAACGTCGTATCGCCCATCTCCGCCATGCAGCTCAAACGGCCGGTGAGCTGGCCCATCACCGCCAGGGCATCGATTGTTCCGCCGTCTGAGGACCTGGGCCGGGTGCGCACCGGAGTGCTCGGCCGGGTTGCCTCGCTCTCGCGCGATGAGGCAGCAACACCGGGCCTCGACGCTGCCCGCTTCGCCACCCTGCGTACGCTGGTGGGCTTGCCCGGGTACTACGTCACCAACGCGAAGACGATGGCCACGCCGGGGAGCGACTTCACTTACCTGCAGCACGGGCGGGTGATGGACATCGCCTCGACCGTGGTGCGGGCCGCGATGCTCCAGTACCTGAACACCTCGGTGCGGGTGAACGCGACCACTGGGGTCATTCTCGAGGCCGAAGCGCTGGCCATCGAGACGTACATTGAGGGCCAGCTGCGCGCCTCGGTGACCCAGCCCGGCTACGCCAGCGACTGCGCGGTGCAGGTCGACCGCACCAACAACATCTTGTCGACCAACGTCTTGAACGTGAATTTCAGCATCACGCCGCTCGGGTACCTGAAGACCATCAACGGGACCATCGGCTTCTTCAACCCGGCCCTGGTGGCGGCCTGACCGTGGCGCACTTCACGAAAGCAGGTGAGCCGTGATTCTGTATCCCCTTATCAACGGCACAAGGTACGACTTCTCGTCCGTAGAAATCACCATCGAGGCCGTGCTGTTCAACGGCGTGAAAGAAATCTCGTACAGCGACGGCCTGGAGCCCGGCGAGCTGCGCGGCAACCACGCTCAGCTCATCGGCCGCACCCGCGGCAAGTACTCGGCCGAAGGCTCCATCACCTTCTTCAAGGAAGAGTTCCAGCAGTTCATTGCGGCGCTGGCGTTCAAGGGGCTGGGCTCCATGGAGGCATCGTGGAATGCCTCGGTGGTCTACTCGGAGATTGGTGGCGCACCCCTGATGGATCAGCTCTTCGGTTGCCGCATCAAAAAGGCCGAAGACAGCGGCTCCGAGGGTGGCGATGCGCTGGCAGTGAAGTGCGACCTGCACATCATGCAGGTTATTCGGAATCACATTTTGCCGATGAAGGCGTCGAAGTACTTCAGGTGATGGGGAGCTGAATGGCAGAGACCACGCCTGAGCCAACCGAAGCCGAACTCGAGCAGCTCAAGGAGAAACACGGAAAGGTGTTGCGCCTGGCAGCGGGCGACTCGGTGGTCTACGTCAAGAAGGCCAACCGTGAGACCTACAAGCGCTTCCGCGCTCAAGCCCAGGACGACACCAAGCGCGCGGTAGCAGCCACCAACCTGGTCAACGCCTGCCTTGTCTGGCCGGGCGAGGCAGAGCGCGAGGCGATGTTCGACGAGTACCCGGCGCTGGTGGACACGCTGGCGGGAGCGCTGCTCGAGTTGGCGGGTCTCCAGCCTGGAGAGAAGGTCGAAAAAAAAGCCGTCTAGAGCGCGCGGTCGCTGGGGCTCACGAGGATTTGACGCTGGCTGCTGATGCGATTGTGGCCCTGGTTGATGGAGGAGATGAAGACGACCCTGATGCCAAGTGGGTCGGTGCGTACCTGGTGGCGGAGTACTTCGCCATCGTTCGGAAGGTGCTGACTGGCAAGAGGTGAGCGATGGAAAAGCTCAGGTGGGTATTCGAGCTCATCGATAGGGTGACCAGCCCGGCCGGTCGGATTGATAAGGCGCTCGAGCAGGTCAACACCGCCATGGGTAGGGTTCGCGGGGGGTCGCAGGCCCTCCAGAACACCTTCGGCGGCTTCGGTGGCCCCATCGGTATCGCGGTTGGTGCGCTCCAGCTGATGGGCGGCGCCCTTCTCGACCTTGGCGTGGGCTTCGCCAAGGCAGCCATCGGCGGCATGGGCTTCAAAGAGAGAACCATCGGGGCCTTCACGTCGATGACCGGTAGCGCTGACCACGCCGGCCGCCTCTACGACCAGGCGGTGAAGTTCGCCGCCGTCTCGCCATTCAGCAACCGCCAGGTTGCCGGCCAGCTGAAGCAGGCGATGGGCGCCGGGTTTTCCGAGCGCCAGTCAATGGACCTCATGGCCGGGCTCTCAGACGTGGCGTTGGTGGGCGGTGGCGGCGCTCAGGCGATGGAGGGGATGATGCGCCAAATCGCCCAGGCCAAGGCCATCGGCAAGTTTCAGGGTCAGGACCTGAACGCCATCATGAGTTGGGGCGCCGGCTCGGGATTCAATTCCGGTGCCCTGTTTGAGGTTCTGGGAAAGAGCCGCGGCGTCGACCCGGGCAAAGTGCGCGACATGCTCTCGAGCGGCGCCATCACCGCGGACGAGGGCATCAAGGCCATGCTCGCCGTCATCGGGAAGTATGTCTCCAAGGGAGAGTTGGGGGCGGCCACCCTCCGGCTCTCCAGCACACTGGATGGAGTGCTGGAGCGGATCAGCTCCGCGCCGGACAACCTATGGGACACCATCGACATCGACAGCACGGGCTTCAAACAGGTGACGGGGTTTCTCGGCTCCATGAGCTCCACACTGGAAAAGATGCTTGCGAAGGGCGGCCCGCTTCAGTCGATGTTTCAGGGCCTGGTCAACAAGGTGGGTGGCTTCCTGTCGAAGTTCACCGAGGCGGACATGCTGGCGATGTTCGACAAGCTGGTTGCCGGCATAACGGCTTTCGGCGACGGGCTGGGGCCTGGTCTCGACCAAGCGAAAGACCTGTTCGCGTGGATGACCAGCGCGGACGGCAAGGCGATTGGCTTTGCCGACACGATGAAGACTCTCGGCAAAGCCGTTGGCTACGTGGCCGAGGCGTTCTCTCTGATGGCCGGCGCCCTGGTGGCGGTCACGAAGGGCATCGGCGACCTGTTTGGCCCCAACAGCATCGACTGGAGTTTCGCCGGCAAGTCGGCGGTCGATGGGCTGGCCAAGGGCATGTCTGACTTTCACCCCATCGATGCCGTGACTGAGCTGATGGTGCGTCGACTGGACGCCAACATTCGGGCCCCCTACCCGCGGGGAATCGAGAGCCACAGCCCGTCCAAACTCTTTGCTGACATCGGCGAAATGATTCCCGCCGGGCTGGCGATGGGCATCGCCCACGGCATGCCGGCAGTGAACGCCAGCCTGAGTAACCTCGCAACGCCGGTCGGCCTGCCCTCTGCCGGCGGCGGTGGAGGCGTCTCCATCACGGTGCCCATCGAACTGACGGTGCACGGAGCGGGTGGAGACGCTGATGGTGTTGCCAGGCGGCTCACCGACCTGCTGCCCGATGCGCTCCAAGGCGTGTTCCGGCGGTTGGCTGAAGAGTCGGGGGTGGCCTGATGCCATTCGGAGTCTCCGGCATCGACAACCGCCAAATGGCCATGCTCAATGCTGGCGAGGATGTGCGACGGCTCGAGTCGAGCGCCTCCCAGCAGGAGTCGCCGTTCCTCGACCTGACCCGGATTCGACCCAGCGTCGACACCGCCACGGCCAACACGTTCATCGGAGATTCACCGGACTCCTGGAACACCATCTACATCGGGCTCATCGGCGCACTGCCAGGCATCGCCAAGGTGAGCGGGCGCATCGCGATTCGCAAGGACCGCCAGCGGGCCGCAGGCAAGAGCGGCCACAAGAGCGTTCACTTAGGCTACGAGCCAGCCACCATCGACATCACCCTGCGGCTGTGGACCGAGACGCACTGGCGCACCTTCTTGCGCCTGGCTGAATTCATCCGGCCTCGCAAACCCAAACCGGGCGACAAGCCACCCGGGCCCTTTCAGCTCTCTCACCCCGCGCTGGCGGCATACAAAATCAGCGCGGTGGAATTCATCGAAGCCGGGTTCCCCGAGCCCTCAAGTGAGAGCCCCGACATTCTCGAGGTGAAGCTCAAGGCCATTGAGTACTTCCCGCCAGAGAATGCGCCGGCGAAGGCGCCCACCAAGGCCGTGCCCGTCGCCGAGCCCGGAAACGCCGTCGACAAGAAGACCAACCCCACCCAGGCAAACTTCCAGGCGACCACGGCCGCCGCAAACCAACCAGCTCCCCCCAGCCAGACCAGCTCCGGCCCCAACCAGTCACTCCCATGAGCGCCCTCGTCTCCATCGGCTCCGCGGCAGTCATCGACGCCCGGCTCACCATGCCGCGGGTCGGCGTCTGGGTGCTCGAGGCCTCGCTGCAGCAAGATGACGGGGAGCGACCACCCTCAGGCCAGGTGCTGGTTCACTTCGGCGAAGAGGGCAAGCAGCTCGAGCTGACTGGTACCGTCTCCGTGGCCTCCTCCGCCTACGGCGCGACGGTGGCCCGAGTGAAGGCAGGCGCCGGTGGCATGGGCACCCCGTGCACCGCGAAGCACTGGCGCTCAACCACGGTGGGCACGGTGCTCAAGGACCTGCTCGACCAGGCCGGGGAGAGGCTCTCCACCAGCTGTACGCCCGAGGTGATGCAGAGCTTCCTGGCGGTGTGGACCATCACCCGGCAACCGGTGGGCCAGGCCATCACCAGCATGCTCGAGTACTTCGAGGGAGTCACCTGGCGGACCCTGCCAGATGGAACCGTTTTCGTCGGCCGTGAGAGCTGGCCCAAGGTGGCCCCAGACCACGAGCTGCTGCAGGAGGACCCGCTCAACGACAAGGTGGAACTCGCCAGCCTCGACCGGCTGGTGCTCCCCGGCGACAGCTTCATGGGCCGGCATGTGAGCAACGTTGAGCACTCCCTGCTCGATGAGCGCTTTCGTACTCAGGTCTGGTTCGAGAAATGAGCCTCGACGCGCTCAAAGAGAGCTTCGCCGCGGTGGTCAAGGCGCTCACGCCGGTGGACTACTTCGCCTACTACCCGGCGAAGGTGGTGAAGCAGAACGCCGATGACCTCACCCTCGACGTTCAGCCCGATGACACCCGCATCCCTGGCATGGAGCGCGTGCCCATTCGCTTCGGCACGCCGCAGACCACGGCGAAGGTGCAGGCAGGGGCGCGGGTGCTGGTGGGCTTCGCTGGCGGGAACCCGAAGCTCCCCATCGCCACGGTCTGGGAGTCGGCGACGCTGATAGAACTCAACTTCGGCAGCACCACCGATTTCGTGGCGCTCGCTCAGAAGGTGCTGACCCAGCTGAACAACATGGCCACCACCTTCAACGGCCACACGCACGTGCTGACGACCTCGACAATCATCGCCACCGTGGCGATGCCCGGCACAGGAACCGCGGCGGCGCCGATCTCCCAGATGAGCCCCCAGTCAGTCGCTGCCTCGAAGGTGAAGGCCGAATAATGGCCACCGTCACCGCCATCGAGCGGCACCCGAACGACCCCGGGCGCATCCGGCTCACCATCTCTGACCCAGTGGAGGGTGGAGCTGCAGCTGGCGCCGATGTGGGCGGCAACTACCTGCTGAACGGCGGCCCGACTCCGCTCGTGCCTTCGTACGCCAACGTGGTTGATGGCTCGAGCGGCACCCAGGTCGACCTGTGCTTCAGCCCCGAGTTGAGTGTCGGGCCTGGCCCGCTCGCCCTCTGGCGCTTCGACGAGGCCGGGGCTTCTGACGTGGCGGTCGACGATGTGGCCGGCACCTACGACCTGACACCCGTCAACGGCATCACCCCGGCGTTCGGGCCAGTGAACCGCGCACGAGTCTTCGACGGTGACGTGAATCGCTCGCTCCAGAGCACGCCCGACGGTGCTACCGCCGCGCTCTTGCAGGGCGTTGCGGTCACCGTTCGCGCGATTGCTCGCGTGGAGGCCGGGCGCACCACCCGGGCGACCCTCATCAGCCACAGAGGCACTGCGGCGGCCACCGAGGCCCATAACGAGCAGCTGCGCATCAGCATCGAGGTCGACGGGCGCATCACCTGGATGTGGGAGACCGGGGCGGGCATCGTGGTCACCGGCACCAGCACCAGGGCGGTCACCACCGGGCGCACCTTCCTCATTCACCTCGTGCGCACCATCACCGGCACGGCCTATCAGGTCGCGCTGACTGTGAACGGCGACACCTGGCAGCTGTGGAACGACGCGACCGGGGCGCCAACCGGAGGTGATGACGCTTCGTGCTGTTTCTGCGTGGGTCGGGTGGCGAACGACACGAGCGAGGCGTGGGTCGGGCTCATCGACACGCTCGCGCTCGACACCGACACCCTCGGGGTCATCGCTCCGGTCGAAGCGGCGGCGGTGATGTTTCCATTCCAGACCAACACCACCTACGACCTCTTCATCTCCGGCGTCACCGACGCCTCTGACAACCCGGTCAACAACTTCATCGCCGGGCCAAACTTCTTTCCGCTCGATTACGGCTCCGAGGGCATCGTCGCGAATGGCGCCACGCTCGTCATCGTGCCGCAAGGCTCGAGCTTGCCGGCACCTCCGGTTGGCACCGCGGGCACCAACGACGGGAGCACGCTCTACGGGGTAGAAATCGGCGTGTTCCCTGACTTGGGCCAGAGCTTTCAACTCGTGAGCGGGCCGCGGGCCATCGCGGAGGCGCTGTACCGCCGGCTCAGCTGCGTGCGCGAGACGCTCGCCTTTCACCCGGGCTACGGGATGGACCTTCGCTCTCGGCTCAATGACACGATGAGCACTGAAGAACTCTTCGCGCTCAAGGCCGACGTTGAGCGGGAGTGCGAGAAAGACGAGCGGGTGCAGGAGGTGAACGCCTCGGTTCACTACACCGCTGAAACCTTCACCCTCGATGTCACCGTTGCGATTGTGCCGGCGCAGGGGCCAGGGTTCGTGTTCGTGGTGCGGGTCGACCAGCTCACGGCCGAACTCATCATGACTTCGGAAAGGGGCTAACCGTGCCGTTGACCTTCGACCAGCTACTTAGAACCCCGACCAAGGAAGAGATTCGCGACCTGCTCTTCAAGGTGCTGCAAGGCATCGGCATCACCGAGCACGACGGCTACTCACCCGGCACCGTGCAGGGCACCGGCACTCCGGCGGGGACCTTCAGCATCGAGGTACTCATCATCGCCGCGGGGGACTTGGGTACAGGTACCTTTCAGTGGAGCGCCGACGGCGGCGGCACCTTCAGCGCCACCGCCACCATCCCCAGCGGCGGCACCTACGCGATGGCCGGCACCGGATGTTCCCTGGTGTTCGCCGCCGGGCCGTCTGGCAGCTCGAGCTTCTTGGCCGGCGACCTGTTCACCTTCGGGCTCGAGGCCGGTGGCTATCCGGTCACCACCTGGCAACCCGGCGATGCGAGCCGCACCCTGGTGGAGAACGATGCGGAGGCGCTCGAGGACCTGTACCGCCTGGTGAAGAACGTCACTGCCGGGGGCCTCATCGACTACGCCACCGGCGACTGGCTCGACCTGGTGGCCGGCCAGTTCTACGACGTCGACCGGCAAGCGGGCACGGTGACCGAGGGCGTGGTGGCCCTGACCGCCGCCGCAGGAGCGGGGCCCTTCAACCTCACCAATGGCTCGACCTGGTTCCTGGCGAGCAACGGCCTGCGGTTCGTGCTGGCCCAAGACGTGACCGTGCCCTTGAGCTCCGCGGTCACCGGCGTGCTGGTGCGCGCTGAGGCGCAAGGCAGCGCCTACAACGTCGGCAACGGCACCATCACCGGCTTCTCGACCTCGGTGCCGGGCCTGGCGGTGAACAACCCCGACCCCGGCGACGGCTCATGGGTGAGCACCGCGGGCACCGACAAGCAGAGCGACGGCGACTACCGGGCGGCGGCCAAGGGGCGCTGGCAGTCGCTGGCGTACGGCTCCCCGGAGTCGGTCTACGTGCTTTGGGCGAAGGCCTCCGATGCCAGCATCACCAAGGTCAACGCGCGGCCCTCGCTCGTCACCGGCGGGCAGGTGGACATCTACCTTGCCGGCAACGCCGGGCCCGTCGGCGCTCCGGCAGTAGCCGCCGCTCAGGCGTACATCGACGCTCGGGCACCATTGGGAGTGACCGCCGCGGCCAACAACACCACCCCGCTGGCGCAGACTGTGGCGGGCACGGTCTACGTGCAGAACGCCTACCTCGCCCAAGCAATCGCCCAGTGCAGTAGCAAGCTAGCGGCGCTCATCAACGGCAAGCCCATCGGCGGCACCCTGTACCGAGCGGAAATCATCGAAGAGTTGATGAGCCCGGTGGGGGTCCGCAACGTGGTGCTCGCCACACCCGCGGCCGATGTGGTGGCGGCGGCCAATGAAGTCTTCACTCTCACGCAGAGCCTCGCCTTCATCGCGGTCTGACCGATGAGTTCGCTCTACGGCCAGTTCCAGCAGAGCAAGGCGCCGGGCTGGCTCCGGCAACCCCGCGGCGCCTTCTGGCTCAACGCACTGGGCAAGGTGAAGGACTCGCTAGCGCAGCGGGCCCGGGAAGGGGTCAAGGCCCGGCTTCCAGGTGAAGCGGCGCCGGATGGCCTGGCGGCGATTGGGAGCGAGCGAGGGCTCGACCGGTACCCGCCAGACACCGATGACGGCTACCGGGTCCGGCTCGAAGATGCGTGGAGCCTCTGGGAATGGGGCGGCACGGCTAAGGGAGTGCTCGACGAACTCAACCGGGCTTTCGCGCCGTACGAAGGGTGGAAGCTCATCACTCAACAGGGCCGCATCTGGTCGCGCACCGCTGGGGTCATCAGCTTCGTCGACTCCGCCCCGCGCTACTACGGCCCGCCCAACGCCTGGAACATGGTGCAGCTGTGGGCCCTGCCTGCCCTGCCCTGGGTCACCACCCCGGCCGACGCAAGCCAAGAGGCTGAGACCTGCCGCGGCATCCTGCGAAAGTGGAAGGGTGGGCACATCATCGTCGACCGCATCGTGCTGGTGCGCAGCGGCACCGGGCTCTGGGGCTACCCTGGGCAAGAGTGGGGCGACGCCGCGTTGGCCTGGGCCTCGGCCACCGACGTTACCTATTGGACACCGCCGAGCTGAAGGAGCACCGCCATGAGCACGACCTACACTCCCACAGCCACCGCCGTTGCCGCTGGCGCCGCTCTGCCCATCACCGCCCCGGCAGATGGCGACCTGCTCACCGCAGCCTCGCAGAACATCGGGCAAGACAAGTTGGCCGACTACTTGAAGCAGCTGGTGAACCAGGCGCTACTGGTGGGCAAGAGCCCCAGCTACGGCGACTCGCTCGTGAACGGCCTGCTGCTCGAAGAGAAGTCGACGGCCGGTGATGCGCTCACTCGCATCTACCTCATTCGAATCGCCACCTTCGTCTCGTATCCAGAGTTTTGGGTGACCACAAACGCCTCATGGAACGGAACGGTTTGGAGTCGAGACCGTTCCGGGGTCGACTCGCTGGCGTTTCGGATGGGGGACGGTAAGCTCCACTGCTACTTCTACGACAACACTGCGGCCGACGGCTGGTCGACTGGCAGCTGGCAACTGAGCCCTGCCGGAGGTGCCGCAGGCGTCGGCCTCATCAGCACGGAGCCGCCCATCGCGCTCACCCTCACCAACAGCTGGGTCAACTATGGCGCGCCGTACGGCAATGCCATGGTGCACAAGGACCCCTTCGGCCGCGTCACACTGATGGGGGTCGCGAAGAGCGGGAATCTGGGCTCGGTCCTGGCCGTCCTCCCCGTCCCCTACCGACCCGCGGCGGAGCTGCTCTTGCCGGTGTATCCATTTGGGACCTACGGCGACAACTGGGTAGCCATCTACCCCAATGGGAACGTTCTCACCGGCGGCTCCGGCCCTCCCCCCACTCTCTTCCCTCTCGACGGCGTGAGCTTCATCGCCTGAACCTTTCGGCGGCTGACCTGTGGGCTCACAGGAGCGAGCCCATTGCCGCCACCGCCCTCCCCGTAAATCCTCGGCTCCCATGGAGGCGAGCGCCGAGGGGCTGGCGGCAGTCGTCCGTCGCCTCGACGAGCTGGAGCACGCGACGTATGCGCTCCGATGCGCCGACGAGGCGAGCGGAACCAAGCTCTACGGCCTCGAGCGCGACGTGGGCGCGCACCGAGAGGAGTTCCGACTCCTGCGAGCCAGCCTGGAGGAGACCCAACGACGGGTCACCAGCATCGAAGAGGCCCGGGAGCTGCTCGAGCGGGTGCAGGAGGCCATCGAGCGCTCCAATCAACTGACCGCGCGTGCTCTCGAACTGGTCGACGAGCTGCGCGCTGCAAGGGGGAGCCGTGACTGACCACCTTTCGAAGGGGACACCATGAAACAATTTCTCGCCAGCCTCTCGCCTCGTCTTTGGTTCACCACGCTGCTGATCAGCTCCAGCGTCGTCTGGGCCGTCGCGAGCTGGGATTCGCAATTCACCCTCTACAAGACCTTCAGCACCAGCACCGCCAACGCCTGCGTATCGGTGCCCAACGGCCGCTACCTGAAGGTCAACTGCACCGGGGTCGACGGTGGCGGCGCTGACACCTTCTTAGGCAGCGGCGACACCACCTACGACGCCGGCTACTGCGACATCAGCACCGACGGCGGGAGCTTCTGCGACCTGGTGCGCTTCTCTCTCGGGGAGAAGCAGTACGTGCGCGGCCTGGGGTCCACCGACCGGGTTTGCGGCCGCGGCTTCCAGGGGCAGACAAGCTACTGCAGCGTCTTCCTGGGGGCGGAGTAAGCCGGATGCTCGCGCTCCTGCTCACCCTGGCGCTGGGTGCGCCGAAGGTCGACACCGGCATGCCGCCGCCGCTGCGCATACGGGCGCCAGCAACCGCGACCGCCAGCTCAGGCCCGACCTTCACCCTCGCCCAGTCGTACGCCTGGCCCAGCAGCATCACCAGCGCTGGCCGGCTCCCGGTCTGCGTCGGCGACTCGACCTGCGTGCGCCTGTGCCGGGTGAACTCTGGCGGCACGGCCTGGGAGTGCATCGACAACACCGGCGCGGCGGCGGGCACCATCACCCAGGGCACGGGCACCACCTACTTTGACTCGCCCATCACGGGCGTGAAGGCCATCAACGACGTGACCGACGCGACGGCGCCGCGCACCACCGACACGGGCATCAACGCGATGTGGGCCGGCGACTTCACGGTGGTGGTGGGCGGCTACTCCACCACTCAGACGGCCTCAACGCAGGCCCTGGTCTACGCGGACAGCGGCGGTGGCTCGGGGTGTCTGCTCCTTCGCCAAGAGAGCAACGTGCTGGTGGCCACCTTCTGTGAGTCGGGCTCCTTCCCCACCTCCGTAGCCGCCACATCCGCCGCAGACGGGTACATGGTGGGCAGCGTTCGCCGCTCGGGCAACAACCGCATCACCCGGGTGAACGGCACTGACGGCGCCACCGTCAGCACGTCGACCACCAAGGCGGCGGCGAATGCCGGCGCTGTGACGTACTTCGGGCGCGGCCCGACGGGCGGCCAGCCGCAACGCGGGCCGCTCGGCTTCGTCGCATTTTTCAACGTCTCGAAGACGGCGGCCGAGTTGAGGGCCATCGAGCTGGCCTTCTGGGGTGCGACGGGCCTGGTGGCTGGCGGTACCAACGCGCTGATTGGCGTCGACCACACCGCCATCTCCGGTCAGGTCGACTTGTTCCACTCCGGCGCTTACATGGTCAGCACCGCCGGCCTCCGCACCATCACCACCAACACCAACTATTGGGCGGCCGACCCGCTCGCCGCGGCGACGTGGACCGACGTGGGCACGCCGACCGTCACCAGCAACGCGGCCAGTGGCCCCTTCTCTCGCTGGAAGAATGCGGCGGAGGTCGACGAGCTTGTTGATGACGACGGCGCGGCCTTCGAGGGCAAGATGGGCGCCACGGCCGGCACAACGCTCGGCATGTACACCGCGAGCTGCTTTCTCGCCGCGGGCACCACCGGCACCATCACCGACAAGGCGCGGCTCGTCATCTCCACTGATGGCACCCTGGCCAACGGCTCGTGCGACTTCAGCGGCATTTCAGCGGGCTGGGCAACTCGAGCGGACATGCGCAAGACCTGCACGGGCACGGTCACCGGCTCGCCGACCTTCATCAGGGGTCAGGTGCTGGTGGGCAACGCCGCCAGCGACACCGGCTCCATCCGCACCTCGCAGTGCCAGCTCAACAGGTACGGGTTTGCCGGCGCACCGGCGGTGACCAACACAATCATCAGCCAGGTCGGACACTACGCCGATGCCTCCGGCTGGCCGTCACCGTCGAGCAAGGGCAAGTACGAGTTCGTCTTTACCCCGAAGTGGTCGCCGGTCAGCGGCTGGTACGCCACAGGGCAGGAGGGCAGCACGGTCTACGTGTTCGACACGGTGGACAGCACGCCAAACCACACGGTGGCTCAAATCTGGGGCTACACGGTCGCTGGACGCTTCTACGGCGTGGTGCAGAACGGCGCCTCCACGCACAGCGTCTACGTCGACTCGCAAGACCTCACCCCAGGGCAGCAGTACGTCGCTTCGACCGAGTGGAGTCCGAGCGGGTCGAATTGGCTGGTGACCTGGCGGCGCGACACTTGCGCCGACGCCACCACCTGTCACGCAAGCACGGTCATCGGCTCAACGACGCTCACCTATGCGCCAGGCATTCCAGCCAAGGCGTACCTCGGCACGCGCTTCGACGGCTCGTTTACCACGGCGACCTACTTCGCGGCCCTGAGGGTCTACCAGTGAGCGCGCCGCAGCCGAAGACCGGTGCCGTGGTCGGCATTCTCGTTGGCTCGGCCATTCTCGGAAGCGTCGGGGTCGGGGTGCTCATCAACGCCACCAGCCGAGACGCGGACGCCATCTTCGCCCGGGTGGTGAAGGACGAGTTGGTGCTCTACCGCCGCGACGGCGGGGTACCCGTGGAGATTGGCGTGCGCTTCACGTGCATGCAGCCAGACGGCACGCGCTCGCCTGAGTGCGCCCGGGTGGATGGCGAATGACCGACAACCTCCCCTACGACGTGCCGCCCTCGCCCCCGGCGCAGCGCTCGGAGGTTGCCGCCGTTCGCAGTGACGTGCGCGAGCTGGCGGTGCGAGTGTCCAACCTCGAAGTGAGCCATGGCGACCACCTTCTGGAAAACGATGAGCGCATCGACGCGCATGACCAGGACTTCAAGCTCATGCGCGCCACCATCGAAGAGCAGCGCAACCGACTGACGCAGCTCGAGAGTTACATGCAGCAGGCTATCAGCGGACTGACTCGTCTTGGCCTTGTCATGGACCGGGTGGACCGCAACCTCACCGGCGTGGTGGATGAGCTGAACAGGAAACGCGAGACAGCCGCGTGAGCGGGGACCCGACGCCTCCCGACGTGCCGCCGTCTTCGGGAGTCGCCGGGGAGCGGCCGAGTGCGCCGCGGCCTGTCACCATCGCGGCGCCCGGAACACAGGACCCGTTCGGGCCCGAGACTCCATCAATGTCGGTTTACCTGGGGAGCATGACCGCACATGACCTCCGGCTGAGGCTGGAGGAAAACCAGAAGTACACGCAGCGCGAAATGAAGAAGGTGGTCGACGAGTCCACGAAAGAGGTGAAGCTCGCGACGTGGGTACAGACCGCGCTCGTTGGGTTCGGCCTCTGGTCGGGCGCCGCCTTCACTGGCTGGCTGAACGCTCGCCAGCAGACTGCGGCGACGGCCGAGACGAAGGCCACGGTGAAGGAGGTGGTCGCTCCCGTGAGGGCGCAGCTCGAGCAGGTCTTGGACGGTGGGTTGCCGGACCCAGCGAGGCAGTGGCGATGAACATCGACCCGCTGGCGCGCATCGATACGACCCAACTCTACGCGCCCTTCCTCAAGAAGGTGGGCACGCTGCTTCGCACGCTGGCTCAGGTCGACTTGACCTTCGTTGCAACCTCCGGCCTACGCACCTACCCCGAGCAACGCGCGCTCTTCGAGCAAGGCCGGAGCCTCCCAGGGAACATCGTCACGAATGCGGCGCCCGGAGAAAGCGCGCACCAGTTTGGTATCGCCATCGACCTCGTGCGCGACCGCTCCACGGCGCCCGGCCTTCAGCCCGACTGGGACAGGAAGGCCTACGCGCCGCTCGGGCTCGTCTGCGCGACGTTGGACCTCGAGTGGGGCGGCACCTGGCTTCGCTTCGACGGGCCGCACGTGCAGCTCGCCGGCTACGTCACTGCCGTGCAGCTCGAGCCCCTCCACCGCATCATGGTTCGGTCGGGGCTGCATGCTGTGTGGGCGCACCTGGATTCGACCGTTCGTATCGAAGGAGGAGGCATCGCATGATGCTCGTCGCCGCGTTGCAGGCCGCACCAGACCTCTCAGCTCGCCTTCTAGAAGCCTTCCTCAGCCCGGCCGGGCTCGCGGCGGCCTGTGCCGTCGTCTTCACCGCCACGGCGCTCCTGTGGGCGAAAGACGCGCGGCGCAAAGCTCAGGTAGCGGGCGGCGTGCGAATCGCCTTCGCCGTCGTGGAAGAGGTCAAGAGAACGTGGCCTCCAGATTCGAAGCTCCTCGACAAGGTCGACGCCGGTTTGAAGGCCGCTGATGCGTGGCTGGTGGCGAACAATTGGCGGCCCCTCAGCTCGGTCGAGGAGAGTCGCGCAAAGCTCGAGTTCAAGGCGATTCACGGGGCAACGCTGGTGGCAGCGCAGATTGCCGCAGTCGTGGTGCCGGTAGTGACTGCGGCGCCGCTGGAGCCGGGGAAGGCGGCCGAGCTGGGTGCGCCTCCCCCTTCAGTGCCCTGAGCGAAATTGCCGTGACCTCGGGGCTACTCTCGGCCGCCGCACTCGCACCAGGGGCCTGGTACGCCAAGCTCAACGGCGGCGCTCGCACCGGGTGGAGCGGCTCGCCAGAGCTCTACGCACGCGCCGAGGTCGGGGCGCACCCTGCGAGCTGGTTGAGCGCGTTTGTCTACGGGCAGGCCGCATCCGATGGCGTCGAAGCCGGAATTGGCATGGAGGCGAGGTGGTGATGTCCTTCGACATGTTTCCACGTGCGGCGATTGACGATGGCCGTGACGGTGGCGTGCTTGATGCCCCACCACTTCGCGAGTTGGCGGTGGCTCCAGATACCCAAGGAAGCGACGTTGCGCAGAGCGATGACCGACACCTCGGTCAGCTTGGCGGCGCCAGAGGCTTCGCCTTGCGGCGTCCTCTGGCGACCCTTACGCACCATGTCTGCGGAGTTGTCGGCCTTCGTGCCAAGGAACAGATGGGCCGGGTTCACGCACGACGGGTTGTCGCAGCGGTGGCAGACGGCCATGCCGCGTGGGATGCGGCCGACGTGCAACCCATACGACACGCGGTGAGCGCCAACTGGGCTCCGCCCCATCTTGACGTGCATGCGCCCATATCCAAGTTCATTCAGCGTGCTCGTCCAAAGCCAGCAGCCCGACGTTGGCTCAGGCGTCAATTTCTCTTCGAAGCGCTCCGCCAGTGGTCGCGAACTGGGGGTTATCTGGCGAATGGCACCGCCCCTGAGTTGCTGTTGGCCATGGGCCTTACAGAGGCCGTGGCCATGCGTTGCGCAACCGCACCCAGGGAAAGAGCAGACACTCGCGGGGCGCTTGCCGTTGGGCCATATCGGGCGAAGGGCCCAACCCTTTCGCTGCTGCTTGTAGTGAGCATTGCAGAGCCCGTGGGCCTCATGGACGCCGCCGCACCCAGGGAAAGAGCATGTTCGTGTCGCCATGGGTCCGGATACAGCTGTCTCGCGCGACCATCAAGCGGCTCGCAATGCGAGGCGACGCGGGCCGGGTGGTCGACCGGGATTGGAGCGCGAGCGACATGGTGAGTTCTGCCGCGAGGCCATCAAGCGACCTCCATGCGGCGGCCCTGCAGCCGCAGGTCAGGGTGATTTCTCTCGTGCTGCACGATGGCGCGAGGAACCTGCGGCCTTTCTTCTTTCACCGGAGGTAGCTCATGGTCACGGCTTCGGTAGTTCTCTTGGTCTTCGCGCTGGTGCTGTTCGTGTTGTCCGCCGTGGGCGTGCCGAGCCCTCCGCGAATTAATCTCATGGGCGCGGGCCTCGCATGTTGGGTGGGCAGTGAACTTCTCGGCCGGCACTGGTGACCTATGCACTTGCTCATCATCGTGCTCGTGGTCGTGCTCATCGTCGGACTGCTGCCGTCGTGGCCCTATTCGAAGGGGTTCGGCTACTACCCTTCGACCATCGGCGTGGTGGTGCTGATTCTCGTGCTGGTCTGGCTCTTCGGATTCGGCGGCGCGAGGCGATTCTAAGGTGTCGCCCGAGTTGCATCGGCGGATCAGACAGCGCGCACGGGCCGAGCGCGATAAAGCCTGGTGCTCTGCCTTCGAAGTACACCCCATGCTCGCGGCGCTGGGGCCTGCTGGCGACGACGGGGAGCCGTTGCCCGAGCGCTGGGCGATGCGCATGGTGTTGCTGCTCGAGCAGCGCAACGCCTACCGAAGCGAGCTTGAGCGAGTCGCTACGACCTGCCGAAAGGCGGAGATGCTGGGGCGCATCGAGAAAGTGTTGGCGGGTTGATTCGCAGCCGGCGGAGGTCGGTGGCCCACCTGCCCGCCAGTCGCTGCCCGGGGTCGCGTCCACTCCCGGTTGCTGCCCGGCCGCTGGCCGGTGCTTCATCGTTTGGCCCGCTCCCACCACCTGTTCGCCAGTGAGCACCTCAGGCCTGCTTGGGTGGCATGTCGAAACGGTTCGACTCTACCCCTTCAGCCCCCCCCCCGCGCAGCCAGCGCCGCACGCTCCTGAAGCTCGGCGACGGGCGTGCCCTCAAGCGCCGCGTCGATGAACACGGCCAACATCTGCACGGCCTTCGATGGCAGCAGGTAGCGCGGCGCAACGTCGCGAAAGCCGAGGCGCATTGAAGTGGGAATGCTCGCGGCCTGGCCCAACTCCGCGAGAGTGAAGGTTGCCACCGCGGTCCAGGTGCGGCCCCCGAGCCGGGGCAGCGGGAGACGGCGGCGGCCGTACCGCAAGCGCGTCTCATTCACGTTTGCCACGGCGCGCATCCGCCAAGAGAACGACTCGTGCTCTCGCTTCCACTCAGTGAGCGCCCTGATGGTGATGACCTTGCCGAGCATTGCGTCGTCGTGCAGGTACGCGCGAATGGTGCGGCCCTTGTCGTCGGTGCCCTCCCAGAAGTTGGTACTCGGCCGCTTCACTTGCGCCGCTCGGGCTTCAGGTCGGCCACCACGCGCTCGAGCTGCATGAGCCGCTCATTGAGCATCGAAACGGCGTCATCCGTGAGCGCGGTGGCGAGCATCTGCGTTGCCATCTGCGCCATCTCTTCGGGCCACTCGTCGAGTCGGCGCAGCGTAGCGGCCACGAACCGGCGCACCATGGCGTTCTCTTCGTTGGTCACGACTCGCCGCCCCCTTCGGTCGGAAGGTCAGCGGGGACGACACGGAAGGCGCCGCCAGGCAACTCCAGGGAAACGCGCGGCCCCATGTCGTCCACGAGAAAGGTGGCGCTCTCCCAGGGGCCGCAGTTGTGGATGGTGTGGTAGCGCTCCGCATTGAGCTTGAGCCGCCAGCGCTCGGGGAACTCCAGTTCGCCGCACTTGCAATGGTCGCTCACTCGCCGCTCCCTTCGGTCGGCGGGGTGGCGGGCGTCGACGTACATCACCGGCTCCTCGCCCCTCTCGCGGCAGAGCGCCTGGTATCGCTCCTCCCAGGGTCCGTAGGTGCCGTGGCGGCAGTTCTCCGCGTGCACCTGGCGGAGCGTGTAGCGAGTCTCGTCGACCACCTGCAGGTGCCGGTGGTGCTCATCGCGAGGCATGGAGTAGGCGACCTGTTCGCCGCCGAGCCACCCCAACTGCCAGACCAGCCACTCGCCCTCCACCAACTCCTCGACCCACGCATGCGCGAAGGGCTCGCCCTTGCGCGGACCCTCGGGAGCGAGCGCGATGGCGTGCACCACCAGCAAGCTTTCGCCGCGGGCCAGCGCGGGGTCCGCCAGCACGCGCTCCTCGACAAAGTCGAGGGCGTCGTCGAAGCAGGTGTGGGTTGGGAGGATGGTGCTCAATGGGCGGCGCCCGTCGGTGGGGCCAACTGTTTGGCCAGGTCAGAGAAGGCTCTCGAGACGTACTCCTGGAGCCGCGGCGTCTCTGGGACTGCCTTGTCGAGCGTGACGATTGGCGTCCATGTGGCCACGCCTTCGCGCTGCGCCAACACCGCCACCGCTGCGACCACGAACCCCTCGCGGTTCAGCTCGGCAATCAGTCGATCAACACACGCGGTACCGCGTGCCTCTTCTTCGTCGGTCACTTCGCAGCCCTTCGCGGCCCGGCCGCCTTCGGATTCGACGCAGCAGTCACCGGCGCACCCGCCTCAGCCAGCTTGCTGTGAAACTCCCGAGCCAGCTCGACGGCTCGCTCATTGCCCGGCTTGCCAACGGCAACCACCACCACGAAGGGCCAACCCTCCGGCGTCGTGTGGCCGTTGACCTCGAATGCCGAGCCGCGCAGCTTCACCCACGTCACCACCTGGTCGAGGCTGGCGCCGCGAATTTCCTCCCAGGGGTCACTCATCGCTTCACCTTCTTTCGGAGGTTGAGCAGGTCGTCGACGGACTCAGCCACGTCAATCGGAAGCACGGGTAGCCCGTCTTTGAGCATCTGAACCGTCGCCGCGCACTCTCGCCGGGCGCTCCGCATCCGCTTCTTCAGCTCGCGATTCTCGGCGCGGAGCTTGGCGACCTCTGCAACGGCGAGCCTGAGCGCCTCGTGGGCGGCCTTCTCTCGGGCGTTCATGGTTCCTCCTTTGGGAACGCGAGCCGCGTGAGAATTCGAATAGCGGCCTGGCTACTGGCTGAATAGGCGCGCGCTTCCTCCATGCGCGCCTCTTTGGAGCGGCGCAGTTCTGCGATGCACCTTCGAGCGCGCGAAAGCTCGTGCTCCAGTTCGGCAATTCTCGAGCGAAGGGTAGCCGCCGCCGCCTTGCTGGCTTCACGCTCTGCCCTGACAGAAGCGGCCGACATTCGCGCGTCCGCGTCCCGCGCAATCACGCGGGACCCTCTGTTGTGCCTCGCGACACCCATCACGCGCCATCCTTCGGCTCAGGCGGCAACGCGGCGAGTGCGCTCTTGGCAACTTCGCGAACGCGGTCGTGGAACCCATCATCACCTTCAAAATCCAACCGGCCGGCGGCGACCTCTCGCAGCGCCTCCCGCACCACCGCCACCCCGTCGGGCATCAGGCCCTGAAACTCGCGCTCACACAGCGCGGAAATCTGCGAGGGCAGACCACTAAAGGCGGCGTGAGCTACTACGGCCCGCGCCACGAGGTCAGCAGCCTCGAGAAAGGCGAAGGTTCGCCCCATCTCGAAGGCCTCATCGGCGGGCAGGCCGCGGATGAGTTGCAGGCCCCTGACCTCCGCCTCCGCCTTCTCAGCCCGCTCCGCCGTCTTCTGTCGCACCAACTCCAGGTCTGCGTGGTCTTGCACGAGCGCGGTGTAGAGCCCCTCGAGCCTGTCCGCCCGCTCCATCTGGTTGTTCACCTCGAATAGGAGCCGGTCAACCTCCCCAAGCGCCCCACCCAGCCGGCGGGCCATGGCGTCGCGCTCTGCCTCCATGGCCTCTGCCGCGCTTTCGGCCGCGTGGCAGTCCTGTATCCAGCGGTCGCGCTCGTCGATGAGGGCGGCGGCCGGAACGCAGACCGGGCAGCACCCATCTGCGCACGACGGGCAGCGGCTCAAGGCTTCCTCCCCTCTTCGGCCCGTTGCATGGCCTCCTTGGCCTGAGCTACCGCCGTCTCGGCGATAGCCGCGTAGCGCTCGGCGATTGCCCTCGCTTCCGCGAGCTGGCGAGCGAGGGCGTCGCGCTCGTCGATGACAGCAAGAACCTCGCGCAGCCATGGGACCGCCAGCTCCCACAGCGGGTGCGCCAGTCGATGCTCGACCTCCTCCCGAGTGATGGTCACGGCTTCCTCTTGGGCATCTCACCGAGCACACCCGCCCGCACGAGCTGCTCGCGAAACTCGGCGTCGTCAGTGAGCGACTTGGCTGGAGCCTGCTCAGTAGGCGGCATGGACCCGATAGGCCCGAGTTCCTCGAGCTGGTGCAGCCGCTTGCGCAGCAGGTCCAGCATCGCGACGGTCTGCCGGTTGACGGCGGCCAACTGCTCAAGGTCGCGTTCAAGCTCAAGCACCCGGGCGCTCGCCTTGCGCGCAACGGCCGCAGCGGCGCCTGCCTCGGTCGCGCACTCCGGCTCATCGCACCGGGTGTGCGGGTCCCTTCCGTGCGAACACGGCCCGATGAAGTGGACCCCTTCGATGAAGGGCTTGGCCCATGCTCGCCAAGCGTCGAGTTCACTCACGGCCGCCCCCGCGCGAACCCGCCCGGCACCAGCTCGTGGCACCGGGCACAGGGGTACCAGATACACCGCTCCGCGTTGAAGCCATCGGGCACGACGTGGAACCCCAGAACGCAGCGGAGCCAGTAGTAGAGGTTCATGGCGCCGCCTCCTTCGCCTGCACGGCGAGCCGCTCCACTTCGGCCTTCACGTAGGCGAGGTCCCGGTAGACGTTTCCGTGACTGCTGAAGCCGTACTTCGCGTTGAACACCAGGTCACCGGGACCGAGGTCGCAGTCGTGGTGGCAGTCGAAGCCCTGCCAGAAGACATCTTCGGGCTCGCCCGGTGCCGGGCGATGGCAGACCTCGCCAGAGCAGGCCCGCGAGTAGGTGATGCCGCCGTGAACGCTCGGCCGTTCGTCGCTATCGTCGAGCTCCACGCCGTGCCACGGGTGACCGGGCGGCACTCCGACGTAGCCGCACCAGTGACCGCTGGTCATCTCGCGCACCATGAGACAGGGAAACCCTTCGTGCCTGAACTCCACACGGTCGGGCTCGCTCTGCCACGGACCCGCGGGCCACTGCGACTTGTCGATCCGTTGGCTCACAGATTCTCCGGCATCACGTCGACCACGCCGGACTCCTCCACTGGCGCCGGGGGAGGCGTAGGCTTCGGCGCCTCCTCCACATCCTTGATTTGCAGCTTGCGCTTCACCGCGTCGTGCGCCCGCGTGGTGGCGCTCTCGATGGTCTGAGCGACAACCGCGGCGTCCTGGGGCAGCGCCTTGGGCACCACCACCTCGCCCTCGACGTAGTCCTCGGAGTCGGCCTCGAGCGCGCTCGCAAGCTCGGTCGACAGCGGCAGATACTTCGCCGCTCGGCGCACCACCGTCTTTCGAGCCATCTCCTCTTCGTCGGTGACCCATGGGCCGCTGCTGGCAGCCCGGCTGCGCTTCTTGATGCCCTGAACCTCTGGCCACGTCATCACCTCGACGTGCTTGGAGCCGTCTTTTAGGCGAGCGATGCAGTAGACCAGCAGGGGCTTACCTGCCTCGATGCTCTTGAGGTTGGGCAGGTGGCGCAGCTTCGGCTCCAGGCCGAACTCGAGGTCAAAGGTGTCGTTCTCATGCACCACGTGGGCTTCAATCTGCGAGAGCTGCCCAGAGCGGCGCGCAAGCTCGATGAAGCCGCGATAGCCGATGATGAGGGTACAGACCTTGCCATACGGCACCAGGTACGCGTGACCCAGGGCGCCACCGGGCTCCAGACCCAACTCGGCACAGGTGATGATGCACTGAATGAGTGAGGAGGCCGAGCACGTCGCCAACAGCGGCACCTTGGCGATACAGTTGAGCGACACCTTAATGAGCCTGTCGGCCGTGAGGTGGCGTGGCAGAATCTGCGCGAGCGAGTCCTTTCGCGCCTCGAGAATGTCTTTGATGCTGGCGGCGAAGCTCTTCGGGGGTTCCTTCTTTTCAATCTCACTCATGTCGTTTCCTTCCATCGGGGCTTGAGGCTGCGAATTCCGAGCTTGTTGGCGCGCCAGAGGATGCGGCCCGCGGCGCCCTCGAGGCCTTCGGCGTCGCCGATGCGCTCTTCGATGCGCTGTCGGGCGACGTTGTAAGCGTGGTCCACCGCGTCCCACTGCTGCTCAGCGGCCTTCAGCTCGAGCATCAGCATCTCATCATCGAGAGTGGCCTGTGCGAGCGGGGTGGTGTTGCGAGGGAAGCGCCGCCGAATCCAATCCGAGGCGCCGTCTGAGCCATCGAGCGGGGGCGGAACCTTCGGCACCACGTGCTTGGCCCACCACGCTTCGGCAGTGGTCAGCAGCACGCCCTGGAGGCCCACGTCGCGCTCAATCGGGTAGACCCGCAGCTCCCCGTCAATCAGGGCAACCAGGTGCGACACCGGGTCAAGAGGGAGGCCTCGCGCGCAGCACACCATGTCCTCCCACTGGAGCTGGAGCACGTAGCCAACCGGCACCGTCGCGCCGCCCGTGTCGCCCCATTCGTCGCCAGCTCGGCGCGGGGCCTTGATGGAGATGTTGCGCAGCAACTGGTTTGGCTCCGGCTGCACCCTGGCGAACCTGTCGGGGGTACACATCGCCAGCGGGTGCGACGGGTGGACCAGGTGGCCCGGCTCGTAGACCTCGAGCCCCTCACGGTGTGCGTGCCAGTTGGCGATACCCGGCTCCAGGAAAATGCCCCGCTCCATGTCTGGTGTCGCCTCCGAGCGAAAGCCATCGACCTTCGAGATGTAGATATCGAGCGCACCGCGGAACGGGTCGAGGCCCAACAGCGCGGCGATTTCTGAGCCGCCGATGCCCTTGCGGCGGGCCTCGAGTTCTTCAGCGGTCAGCATCGGGCGCCTTTCGCTTGAGTTGCTTCGCCCAGGCGCTGAACGGCTCGAGCGCTTCGAGCGCGACCCTCAGTCCGAAGCGGGCGACGATGCTCTCGACCGCCTGCCGGTCTGGAATCTCCGCCTCGCAGAGATAGCCGTACTCGGTGGCGGCCTCGTGGACCGGGTTGTACGCGGCAGCCTCATCGAGCGCGTGCTCTCGCTGGGTGATGGTCTTCTTCACTGCACGACCTCGGTCGCCGGCTCGTCCTTCGCCGTCAGCGCCTCTTCGCGCTCGAGCACCTCGACGGCCCTGAGCAAGGTGACCCGGTCGATGCCCATCTGGAGGAGCGCCACGAGTTCGCGCTCGCTGGTGGGCTGTGCGCTCAACCCCGCGGCAACCTCCAGAGCGAGCGCCAGCTCGCGCAGGATGAGGCGGGCGTACTTCAGGTCGGTCGCCTTCATCGCGACCACCAGGCGGCCCAGAAGAGCGAGAGCCAGCCGCGAACGGTCAAGGGTGCCCAGTTCACTCGGCACCCCCGGCTTTTTCGATTGCGGCCCGGGTGCGCCGAATGAGCGTGCGTTCGTCGTCGGGCTCGTCACCGTCGTACCAGGCCAGGTGCTCCCTCAGCAGGGTCAGCAGCTCGTCACGCTGGGCCTGGAGCAGCGCGAGCTTCTCCACGTCGGCCCACGCCACGACCACCACTCGGGTGCCCTTGGTGATGGGTCGCAGGGAGGCGACGAGGCTGTCGGCGCTCATGACGCCTCCTCCGCCGCGTCGAGGACCCGCTCATTCCAGTCGTTGACCGCGGCGGCGGCAGTACGGCCAGTGCCGTACAGCTGGGGCCCGGCGTCCGGCGCGCCGTCGTAGCAATTGCTGCAGGCCACCGAGTACACGCCGCAGTCGTACGGCTCCACCGCTCGGCCGCACCTCGGGCAGGGCAGAGGCTCAAGCGTCGCCTTCTCTGGCTCCGACTGGTCATCGTTCGGGCCACAGAGATGCTCCTCCAGGCCGTTGCCCCAGCCGCCGGTCACGGCCGCACCACCCTGACCGCGAGAAGCCAGGCCTGCATCGCCTCGCTGTAGGTGATGAGGTTCGCCTGCTTGCTCGCCTCCGACAGCACCACCCAGGCGCGGCGTTCTTGCTGGATGGCTGCTTCGTCAGGGTCGGTGGCGTAGGCGATGTCTGCGGCGCTGAAGGGGACCGGGGAGTTCATGGGTACATAGTGAAACCATATTGGTTCCGTGTCAAGCCCAGTTTGGATTGACACTGGTTTCGCCTTGGTTTTATAGTGGTTCCCCGTGACATCTGAAACAACGGTCAGTGGCGAGGCGGGAGCGGGCGTGGGAGGTTCGGAAGACGTGCCTGTCCGTCTCCCCCCACCACCCAAGAAGCAGGTGAGCGCTCGTGTAGAGCGCGCCATCTACAGGCGCTTAGAACACTACGTGGAGCTACTGAAGGCGTTCGCCTCGGTAGCCGGGGAGGAGAAGGACGTGCGCGAGGAAATCGATTTGAGTTACGCGGTGCGCGAGTCGATCGGCACTGGCCTCGACATTCTGCTCGATAAATTCGGCGGTTGGCCCGAGACAGAAGAGGGCCGTCAGGCTCAGCTCGAGGCGATCCGGCAGGGCAAAACCAGCCCGAGGTAGGCGTCCAACATGAGCCTAGAAACCACCCGGCGCGGCCATTGGCCTGCCCTGGATCTGCCTCCTGGTGAGGTCGGATATATTGGGGAATTCTGTGAATCTGGAAAATGCATCTTCGAGGAGTCGCGCGTTTGCCGCGCGACTGGTGGCAATTCGGCGTCGTGTCATGGGTCTGCGCCGGGACCTTCGCCCCATGCCGACGATGCTCTCTCTCGAAGAGGCGGCGGCGGTTACCGGGATGCCGGCGCGTCGTCTGCGGCGCCTCGCCTCCACCGGCATGATCGCCGCGCGCAAGTACAAGGGTCGGTTGCTCATCCCACGGAGCGAACTCGGTCGCCTTCGGCGGTAGACCCATGAGCCTCGACCTGGCAGTACGCGCCCTGCTCAAAGACGTGGTGCGCGAGGTGCTGCGCGAAGAGCGAGGCCAGGACGCCGCTCGCGCTGAGCCCGCCGCGCCACCAGCGGCGACCGAGCTGCTCACGGTCGAGGCGGTGGCCGGACGGTGCAGCGTTTCACGCGAGACGGTGCGCAACTGGATTCACTCCGGTGCACTGGTCGCACGGCGAGCGGGCCGCAAGCTTGTCGTGAAGCCCGATGACCTGGAGCGCTTTTTGGCTGCGCGGCCAGTGGGCGATGGGGTGCCTCCCAGCATCAGTGAGCAGGTGGCCAGTCTGATGGAGCGGCGCGCGCGAAGGGCGGGGCGATGAGCAGCCTCTACGCAAAGGGCAAGCGGCTCTACTTCAGGCTCAAGGACGAGGACGGCAAGTGGTGCTCGGAGCGCTCGGACTTCGTGGTTGGCCAAGAGCGCTCGGCACAGGCGGCCCTCGACAAGTACGACGCTCGAATCGCTGCCGGTGAAGAGGCAATGGGTGGCGAGCTCGGGCCGCTCACCGTCGCGCGCTGGAGCAGGGTTTGGCTGGTCGAGAGAGAGAGACAAATCTCGACCTGGAAAAATGACGACGGGGTGATGCGGCTCCATGTGCTGCCGGCCCTGGGAGCACTGCGACTCGATGAGGTGCGCCCAAGGCACCTCGTGCATCTGGTGAAGGCATGGCGCGAGCGCACCGGCGGGGCCCAGATGGCCCCCAAGAGCATCTACAACGCCTACAGCACGCTCTCGGCGTTCTTTCGCGATGCCGTGCTCGAGGAACTCATCGCCACCAGTCCCTGCATTCTCACCAAGCGCCAGCTCGGGCCGAAGGTGGACAAGAACCCGGAGTGGCGCGCGAAGGCCTACTACACGGCGCCCGAACTTGAGACGCTCATCTCTGAGCGCCATGTGACGTTCGACCGCCGCGTTTTTTATGCCATCCAGTGCATCGGAGGCCTTCGACATGGCGAGGCAGCGGGCCTGCGCTGGCGAAACGTGAACCGCGAGCCGGGCACGCCCCCGCTTGGTCTGCTTTACGTCGCCTACTCCTACGGGAAGCCGTACGCGAAGGGCGATGTCTGTCGGCCGGTACCCATCCATCCGACCCTGGCCGGCATGTTGGCGGAGTGGAAGCTGAGCGGCTGGGCCGAGTTGATGGGCCGCGCGCCGACAGATGATGACTTGGTGGTGCCTCGGCCGCCCTCCTCCATCTCAAAGCACGGGCAGTACCGCCAGAAGGGCGACTCACGCCAGTGGCTACAGAAGGACCTGGCCATGCTCGGGATGCGCCCGCGTCGTGGGCACGATTTGCGACACAGCATGATTTCTCTCTCTCGCTCCCACGGGGCCAACAAAGACATCCTGAAGCGCGTGACGCACAAACCGCCAAAGGAGGTCATCGAGGGCTACACCCACTTCGAGTGGGAGGTGGTCTGCGCCGAGGTGATGAAGCTCTGCATCCAGCGGAAGGCCGACGGCAGGGTGCTGGAGATGCCGCGGGCGCGTGCGGTCGGCGGAGAAGAGCTTGCTACCGACCTTGTTACCGTCTCGGCCAACCACCAAGAAACTGTTGATGTTTACGAGAGGCGCCACCCGGATTCGAACCGGGGTGCGACGCCTGGAACAGGCGTGTTGTACACGGAACAAGCGGAGCCTTGTGACCAGTTGTCAATGGGTTGGGTCGGCTCATCTCCTCCGACTGTACCGAATCAGGCCGGTCTGGAAACAGGTGGTGGTAGCAAAGTAGCAAGCGCCGAGTTGGTGGCCGAACTCGAGCGCATCGCTGCCCAGCTGCGCGCTGGCGGGGATGTCGAGGTGGCCCTGGTCGACATTCGCCGCCTGGTGGAGGCGACCCGATGAGCGCGCGAGTGGAGGCGCTCCTGAAAGAGGTGCGCCGGTCTCTGAAGTCCATTGAGGAGCGGCTTCAGCCGGTGCCGCTGTGTCTCTCGTGCCGCGACGCCGCGAAGCACCTTGGCGTTGGTGTCACCAAACTCAAGGGCTTGGTTGACTCGCGGGTGTTGCTGACCGTGAAGGTCGGCGGCCGGGTCATGGTGCCGAAGGCCGAACTCGACCGCATCGCAACCCCGAGGGCCCCGGTGCGCACGAAGTCAGCCCGCTCACCCTTGGGCCGCGCTCACAAGAGAGACCCGGTGGACACCAAGGCGTGGCTTCGCGCTCAGGGCAAAATGCGAATGGCAGGGGAGGCGGCCCCATGACCCCTTTCTTGCGCCGCGTGTTCGAGCTGCGCCTGCGAGAGCAGGAGGAGGCGCTGCTCCGCACGAGCCCGAAAGAGTTCGTGAAGCACTGCGCCTGCGGCAAGCGTCTGCGAGACCACGGCACGCCGCGCAAGGCTTGCTTCGACTGTGACCCTCGCAGGCCGCGGGAGGCGCGACCGTGAGTGACCAGCCAGTGCGCGTGAGTCGGGCGAAGGAGCTGGCGGCGCGAGTCGACGAGCTGTGGACCGAACTCGCGGCGTTGCGCAGCTTGCTCAGGTCCATCGCCAGTCAGACCGAGCCGGCCTTCGTCGACCGCTACAAGCTCGGCGGCGGGCGCCTAGAAGATTTGCTGTGGGGCCTGCATGCGATGAGTTCCAGGACAGCGCCGTGAGGACCTGCTCCTTCCCTGAATGCCGTCGCCCTCATGTGGCCCACGGGCTTTGTGGTGCGCACTTGTACCAGCGACGCAATGGAGCCGCCCTTCGTCCGGTGCGGCCATTGCGCGCCTCGACCTGTTCTTTCCCTGGATGCGAGCGCGCCCACTGGGCTGGTGGTCTTTGCGGTGCCCATTACCAGCAGCAACACGTGGGCCGCGGCCTCCGCCCCGTCGGGCCGTTGCGGCACAACACTCCGCCCGGGGCCGAGCGCTTCGAAGAGAACTACACCCCTGAGCCCAACACCGGGTGCTGGCTTTGGACTGGCAGTCTGAATCTCTATGGGTATGGGCGCCTTGGTTTTGGATCAAGGGGGCGTCGTCTCGCGCATCGCATTTCCTGGGAACTGGCGAACGGCCGACGAATCCCGCGGCGAAAGTTCGTCTGCCATCGTTGCGACAACCGCGCGTGCGTGAACCCGGCCCACCTCTTCCTGGGCACGCCTGCCGACAACACGGCGGATATGGACGCCAAGGGCCGGCGGCGCACTGTCGTGGCGTCTGGCGAGGCACACCACAACGCGAAGCTGACCGAGGCGTCGGTGTTCGCGCTGCGCCGCGCCGCGGCGCTCGGGCTCTGGAGCAACGTACAGCTCGCGAAGTGGTGGGGCATCAACCATGGCACCGTCGCGCGGATTGTCGCCCGCCAGACCTGGGCGCATGTCGGGGATGACCTGAACGCCATGGCCAAGGGGGCTGCGCCGTGACCGCGGGTCGACGCGGGGGCACAACGCTCAGTCCATCGGCGCGTGCGAGGTACGGCGTACACATCAGGGCGCTGTGGACGGCAGACCGCGAGCTGACGGCCAAGGAGATTGAGCGACGGACGGGCGCGCCGCTGAACCTCGTTCGCGATGTACGAGAGCGGCTCGTGGCTCAGGGAGTTCTTCGGGCTGGCCACATGCGGGCGTGGCCGTGAATGGATGCCATGCCTCCCAAGCGCGCCACCAGCTCGCCCCGGCCGCCGAAGGTGAAGGCCTCGCAGATGGTTTTCCCGTTCCTACTCGCGGACCTCGAGCCGCAGGCGTCGCCCGAGCGGTTGCGGCGGGAGTACCTCGAGAAGCTC